CATTCAGGAGCTCCATCGATAGGAAATACTTTCCCGTCGAGTTCAGCATCCTCGGCACAAGTCAGGCCGTCTAGTGTTGCGGACCACATAACCTGCTCCACACCCGTATTAATGCCTATGTCATATTGTGCCTGGATTTGGATACGAGCGTTTTCGGTGCGAACTAATCGAGAACTCTCATAAGCCGTAACATTAAAAGTATTCTTAATATCACTGGCCAGCTTGTCGATAGTGGTGTTGCCATTCATAGCATCCACAAACCCCGCGTGGAGTTTATCGATCATCGCGGCTTTGTTTGTCCAGATGCGGTCTGAGAATAATTCTTCTTTGAATTTTGCGTTTACTGCAGCATCGATATATTCCTGTTTGAGTAAGTCGAATTTAAGATCTACCTTCAAGCCTTCATCCATGATGAACGCGTTTTTATAATAGGTATCGGCATAAGTTTTGCTCAATATGTCCGTAACCTTTGAAACCTCAGAATCGCCCAGGTCCTTGCCCATGGTTTTAAGTGTGTTCTTGATGCCCGTAGAGGCTTTCTGCGCCTCTGTCATCTTGAGTAGTCCATTTACTGCATAAGCAATAAATAACGCTCCTACGATGACATGGAGCGAGTCCAGAGCCTTTTTTTGCTCTTGATATACTGGTTTCATTTCCTCGGAAGCATAATCCTCATTGTCGAGGGCTATCTGCTCAATTTTCTTACGGTACAAGGGATTTATTTTTTTCTTAGCTGCCATTATTTAGTCACCACCATCGCCGGAGGCATAGTTGGCATTACTTTTGGCATTGTGGGAGGTGTATTCAGTAAATCAGCTCCTATGCTGTTCGCCTTTTGTTCGTTCTTCACTTTTTTTACTTCTTCTTTAGGGTTATCCACAAAACTGAATAGTGACAACCCTGTTTCCGTTGATACTCTTGGCCCTAGTTGTGCTAAGACCTGTGCATTTATCAGATCATCCGATGGGATATTAGGGCTGTACTTGATTTTTATGTCTTTGTAGTCATAATTTGTGCTTTTGAGATTGTTTAAGTACATAAACAGCATACATAATCTAGTCTTGATACAGTTCGACAAAGCTTTCTCGTTAAGTCTGCACTTCTGTTCAAGACTTATAAGTTTTGCTCTGAGCGCAAGGCTTGAGGTATTGCTGGCCACTCGCTCATTTGTATTTATGTGGGCCGTCAGTTTATACATCAAATCTTCTAAAGTAGTTAGGGTATTCTGAATGAATGTATCGTTAATGTTTTTTGTGAGCCACGTTGCTGATCCGTCACCTTTGAATTGTATGATTCCGTTCTTTTTCATCTTAGGGAGATCGGCCTCATCAACCTGCGAATTTTGGAAAGCAAGGTAAGCGTTTCTAAATTCGGTTATCTCCTGGCTAATGTCAGACAAATTTGTTTCGTACGCATCCTGCAGGTTTTTAATATCATGGTAGACAGTATCGAGCCAGCCTTCTTCTGATAACTCAGCGATTCCCACCGGAACGCAGCCGAATGGATGAGATTGTCTAGGTCCTTGTTCTGTGAATGTTTCATCGCAGTGGATTATTTCATTGTCCGTATAAATATCTATATACATTTTTGTGTCAAAGGTTTGGCGGAAGATATGCAGGAAAAACATCACATTGCCGCAGCCGTCTTTATAAGCGAACCCGTGTCTTGGGCTTATTACCCGGCTACAAAACTCAGCGTCCTTGTTGATGTAATAGAGTTCATAAGCATTGCTATATATAAGCATGTTCTTGGCAAGGATGCTTTCATGATCCTCTTTCCAGTGCTCTAAGTTGTATTGAATGATACCAAGTATCTTTTCGTCACTGGAACGGCTTATATATGTTATGTCGTTGCCTACAGAGTAGCTGACTTCCTCTTTGATAAATTTCTTAAGAAAGTTGGTAGTGACTCGGTTGTTTGTGCGGTCATTTACAAAACTATAGTTGCCAGCACCCTCGGAGTCGACAAACGCGTCAATGATTGGATCGTCATATGCTCCAGTCATAGTGTAGCCTTCGCTTCTGCTTGAATCGGTGATTCCCATATAATATAGATATATTTTGTGGTTAATTTGCCACTGTTGCTGAAATCTCGCTAAGCATTTTTCTAGTGTAATTTTGTTGTCATTTACGTTGAACAACTTAAATATCACTTCCTTTATAACTTAAAATAATAACCTCATATCCATGAAACTAACCTTGTAACTCGTCTCAATTTCTTTTATATCTATCTCAAACTGAGACACAACATCTGCGGCGTCGTCATGGACTGAATATGCTTGACCTGCAAAATCCGCGATCTGTTCGATGAAGTCTTTGTCCTCGGAATTAAATATTATCTGGCCGTTGTTGACGGAGCCAATGATAGTGCTTATCTTTTCATCCTTTGACTTCCGCTGCATCTGATTGATGAAGGTTAAGTCCCGGCTACGGAATTCAGGATCAGCATAGATTAGTTCTCTGATTTTCAGGACATCCGCGCCCATGTACAAATTCTTTTCAATATCAATGTGAGTGGTGTCAGGGTATGCTTTTAACAATTCCACTATCTTCTTGCAGAAATCGTCGAATCCGAGCTTGTCTATTATGCCTTTACGAATATAACGGAAGTCGTTATCAGCTATTGAGCCGACACAGAACGCCGAATAATCCGCTTTAGTGTTTACAGAGGATGCAGGATCCGCTGTGAGCATAGTTTTCAGGAAATGGTGATTTTCTATTTCCGCAGGACTCTGTGTTGCTACTGACTTGAACCACTTCTCACCAATCTTGCTTGCATCGTTCATCATTTCCTGTTTGAACGCCACCGGGTTCTTGAAATAGTCAATCGCCAGGTCGCAGCAGTCGAACTTATCCGGCCAGATAGTGTCGTATTGCATTTCAGCTTCGTGCTGGTAGTAGAATTCCCTTGCATATGCTGCAGCGTCGGGGAGTTTGTCGTTCTTGTACAGTTTGCCGAACTCGGACCAGAGCCCAGTGTCAAAGTATTCGTCCGGGTCGAACCCGACTACACGTTTCAGCATGTGTTTGTAGTCTTTGTTGAGCAGCAATCGGGAGACAAGGCAATTTCGATGAAGGATGGTTCCTAATACGATAAACTTCGTGGCCATTCTGATTTTCTTACCGTCACGGTAGACCGCTTTATCTCCGCTGTATTCTGTGTCCTGGGACCATGTGTTGTATTTCTTGTCCCGGGCCTCAGGAGTGATTATGTCAGACTGGCCCTGCATATCGTCAGAGATTATGCAAGAAGGTCTGTGATCGCCGAATTTCTTTCCACGAATGGAGGATGTGGAAGATATGGCTTGGATTTTGGTGCCGTTTGTTAGTTCCAGTTCTAGTTTGTTTACCGTATATTTTTTAGGGTCCAGCAGTGTGCCGAATCCCTTCTTGATATATTCGTTTTCTTCAAAAGCTTGGCGTGCGTTGCTGATGAAGTCGACACTATCTTGTTCTACCTTACCTATAACTATTGTGTAGTGCGATATTTCGTAGCAATGAAGCCAGACAGAGACAGCGAAATCCATTACTGTTGTTTTGGCTGTGCCTCTGGGGACTACCGCCTCAAACTTGTCGAACTTGTCGTGCAGGAACATGTCTTCTGCATGCTTCCAGAGTTCGTAGTGGATGGGCGCCAGCTTTCTAGCAGCATTGTCCGGCTTTGGCAGGAACGTGTCTTGCAAGAAGTATAAGCAGAAGTATTCCAAGCTACGTTTGCCTAGCGACCATGCTAAGCCCCTGTGCGTGAATAGAGTGTCTTTGTATTTCAGCATCAGTTCCTTTGACTTGTCTGAGCCGTACTGCTTCTTTAAGTGGATAAATAAGAGTTGCCTGTTTTGTTTGTCATCATTCATGCTTTACCTTCTATTTGCTCGTCCATTTTAATATTGTAACTTTCCTTTACCCATTCATCAATTACAGCATCTAACTGGTCCTTGAATATAAGATATAAGTTAAGCGGTATCCTATTAGAAGAAAAGAAGTATATAGGGTTTAAATAATATTGGTATTCCTTCTTGATACTGCCTTCTGTTTCTATTACTACTTTTGCAAGTATTCCTAAATCCATCATCTTCTTTAT